ACGATTCCGTCGCCGCAGGATTACGCCGAGGCCTTCCGGCTGGAGTCGGCCAAGGCCTACCCGGAGATCGACAGGCTCGAACAAGCGGTTGGCTTCGCATTGGATCGGGCCAAGCTCGAGGCCGCCGCGCAGGTGTTGGCGTGTCCGGTGAAGACGTCGCCCCCGAACTGGCAGCACGGGCGGGTGCTCTACACCGCGGCCCGGCAGTATCTCGCGCGCACGCAAGGCCCGGTACTGTTCCTCGATATCGGCACGGCGAAGGGGTTCTCTGCGCTCTGCCTCCAGTGGGCGCTGCTCGATTCTGGCGTGCATGGAGTCGTCGAGTCGGTGGACGTAATTGATCCACGGGCCAAGGTGTTCCGGAACTCCGTCAGAGACACCGAGGGCGAGAACAGGCTGGCCGATTACCACCGGGAATGGCCCGAGGCTTCGCGGATTGTGTTCCACAAATGCACCGGGTTGCAGTGGCTCTTGAAGTCAGACGCGCGGGTGCATGTCGCGTTCGTGGACGGCAAGCACTCCGGGGACGTGGTGCGGGAAGAGGCCAAGCGTCTGGCGTCCAGGCAGCAGCCGTGGGATCTGGCGATCTTCGACGACGTGCAACTGCCGGGGATTGCCGACGCGCTCTACGGCCTGCGGAACCTCTACGACTGTAAGCACATTGAGCTGGCGGCGGCCAATCGGAAGTATGCCGTGGGGGTGCGGAAGTGAAGCCGGCCTGGAGCGACCACCTCCCCGTGGTGACGGCCCCGCAGTCGAGCACGCCCAAGCACGTCACGCTGGTGCTGCCCTACTACGAAAATCCCAAGTTCCTCAGGCAGCAGTTGGCGTGGTGGAAGACGTATCCCGTGCAGTCGCTCCAGGACTTCTTCTCGGTGATTGTCGTGGACGACGGCTCCCCCGCCAGTCCGGCAGAAGCGGTGTTGCAGGACATTCCGCACACGCTCGACGTGAAGCTGTTCCGGATCGAACAGGACGTGCGTTGGAACTGGTTGGCGGCGCGGAATATCGGGGCCAAGCACGCCGAGGGCTGGTGTGTGTTCACCGACATGGATCACGTCATTACCCAGCCGTGCCTCGAGTCCCTCGTCTACGGCCAGCACGACGCGCGGATGATCTACGGGTTCTCCCGGATCGAATCGACAGGGGAAGCCAAGGCCCCGCACCCAAACTCCTGGTTCATGACGCGCTCCATGTTCTGGAATGTCGGGGGCTATGACGAGACGCTCTCAGGACACTACGGGACTGACGGGAGCTGGCGCCGGAGACTGGCGAGAACAGCCCCGATGGCGATCCTCTCCGATCGTTTGGTGCGGCATGAATACGTGACGGACTCTTCCACTACGACTTACAAGCGCAAGCAGCCGATTGACGCCGCGGTGAAGCGGCTGGATCGCTCAGGCGAGAAAGGCTTCACGCCGAAGGTGCTGTCGTTCCCCTACCACGAAGTAACCGTGGGGGTGCCGGCATGACGATCGGCCACATGGATCGACTCGTGACGATCGAGCAGGGCGTGGCCTCGAGAGACGCCACGTCGAAAGCTCCGACGATGACGTGGACGACGCTCGGCACTGCCTACATGGAAGCTAAGCCCTTCCGTGGGCGTGAGCGGTTCGCCGCCAATCAGTTGTCGGCCGCGGGGGACACCGTCTGGCACACGCACCACAGGGAGGATATGGATCCCGAAGCGATTGACGTGCCGAAGTATCGTCGGCTCGTTTACCGCGGACGGACGCACGAGATCGTGAGTGCGGTTCACGTAGGCATGCGGGACGGGCTCGAGCTCGTGACGATTGCCTCTCAGCGGGTGACGTCGTGATCACGCTTAGGCTGGACGGCGGCGACAAGCTCATGAAGACGCTGAACGATCTCCCCAACAGGGTGAACCGTTCGGTCCAGCGAGAAGCCTTGAAGGTGGCGGCCGAAGTCTTGAGGCAGCGCGTGTCTGCTGGTGCCCCAAGGGAGCCTGGGGCTCCAGACCTGGCTGACAATATTGGTATCTCCACCGACGTGCGTGCTGGTCGTGGCGACGTGGGCGTTGGGGTCGGTGTCCCTCGGGGCTTCTTCTATGACTGGTTCAACGAGTTTGGCACAGTCAAGCAGGCGGCGAAACCGTTCTGGCGCCCGGCGTTTGACTCGGATGGGCCGCGGCTGATCAAGCTGATCGCCGCTGAAATGTGGACGGCACTGATTAAGCGCGGGATCGGCTCGACGCGCAGCAGTGGCGGAGGGGTGGGTGAGTAGTATCGCCGCCGCTGTCGTGACCCGCCTCGAGAACGTCCAGGCTGTGACGAACCTCGTGAGCGATCGAATTTACCAGGGCGTTCTGCCTCAGGACGGCACGTTCCCGGCGGTGGTCGTTCGGCGCATCGGGGAAGTGGTGCAACTCCACCTCCGAGGCTCCTCAGGAATGTTCAAGGAGCGGATCCAGATCGATTCGTTCTCAGATTCTGCGGAGCCAATCGGGGAGGCCCAGTCGATTGACTCCGCCGTCTTCGGGGACGGATCGGGATCGTCGCTGATTGGATTCATGGGAGAACTCGACGCCTACCACGTGTATTGCGTGGAGCCTGCGGGCGTGCGTGAGCAATACGAGGGCGAAGAGCTTCGCCAGTATCGCGTCATGCGTGACGTGTTCGTGACGTGGGCGCTCTTACCGGGCAGCCCTTCGTAGTGGTCGTTAACAGAGAAGGACAGGAGACAGCAACATGGCAGACGTGACGGATACCTACTATGCCGCCGAGGGGGCCGTACACGGTTACGCGGCCCAGTTGCAGGTTGGCGACGGCGCAAGCCCGACCGAGGCGTTCGAGTCGATCGCCGGCATCGTCAGAATCACCCCTGGTGAGATGACGACGGCCGACATCGACCGGACGCACCTTCGCAGCCCGGACGCGCACCGGGAGCACATGCCGGGGATCCGCGACTCGGGCGCGTTCTCCTGCGAAGCGATCTGGCTCCCGGAACACGAGAGCCAGTCGAACGTCGGCGGCGGCTCTGGCTCGTTCGCCTCGGGCGGTCTGCCGGCGCTCTGGCGCGGCCGGGAAACCCACAACTTCCGGATCGTTCTCCCGATTCCCGGTTCGCCGGATGGGATCGTGTGGCCGTTCCGGGGTTACGTCTCGCAGTTCCAGCCGGGCGAGATCGGCGTGGACGACAAGATCAACGCGACAGTGAGCTTCCAGCCGACTGAAGCCTACGACGCGGATCTCCCGTAATGATCACCGCGAACCCGGAGAAGGGTGAGTTCGGTATCGTCATCGGCGCGCAGTCGTATGTGCTGTGCATGACGTTCAACGGGCTCATTGATCTCCAGAACCTCTTCGCCAAGGACGGGGCGATTCCGACGATCGAATCGATCCTCAAGCGGGCGACGAATGGCGAGCTCGAGGCGGTGCGTGGCGTCTTCTGGGCCACGCTCCGCCGGCACCACCCGAACGTCACTGTGGAACAGGCCGGGGAGTTGATACACGAGGCCGGGGGGGCTGGGGCGGTAGACGCCATGCTGCAACACACGGGCGTGGCGTCTGCCCCGGACCCTCGGGACGTTGAGGCTGTTGGGGGTGCGGCGACCCGCCCTCCCAAGGCGCGCAAGCCTCGTGGGATTGGCGCGCGATTGAACTGACCGGCGCTCGCTGCGGTTTGGATCGCGGCGAGGTGTGGGGGCTCTGCAATAGGGAGCTGTTCCGCCAGGTGGTGATCTGGTCCGAGCGTGAACGGTATCGACACAACCGAGACACGACGCTGGCGTGGCAGACGGCGAACTACACGAGAGCGAAGAAGATCCCGGATCTGAAGCGGCTCCTTGTCAGAGCCCAGAGCGAACAGACGCAGTCGTTCACCGAACAGAGGACCATGCTGGAAACACTGAGCGCACGATACGGCGGGCGAGTCCGAAAGGTCCACCTCCATGGCTGAGACCACGATCGGTCTCATGCGTGTGGTCCTGTCGTCGAACTCGGCGCAGTTCACGAACGACATGGGCAAGGCCTCGAAGTCCGTCGATAGCTTTGACAAGGAGGCCAAGGACGCCGCGAAGAGCCTGTCTGGAATGGCGTCAGGGTTCGACGGGTCGAAGATCGCCAACGAGGCCGACAAGATCGCCAAGGGCTTAGGCCACGTGGGTGACAAGGCCAGCGTGACCACGCGTCTCATGCAAGGCCTGATCGCCGTGATCTCCGTGCGGGCCGTGGTCAATGCGACAAAGGACGTCCTTGAGTTTACGGGCAAGCTGACGGATCTCGCCGGCAAGACTGGCATTACCACCGAAGGCCTGCAACGCCTGAACTACGTCACAAGCCAGAGCGGGCTATCCCTCGAGCAGGTCGCGCAGGGCGCGGCCATGCTCGGTCGCAACCTTGTAGGCGGGAACAAGTCCGCCGTGGCAGCAGTCGAAGCCCTGAACTTCAAGGTTCGAGACCTGATCGAGATGGGGCCTGAGCGGGCCTTCCTGGCGATCGGTGAGGCCATCGCCAAGGTGCCGAATCCCATGGAGCAGGCGGCTCTGGCGACGGCCGTCTTCGGGCGGGCGGGCGCAGATTACCTGCCGGCGTTCACATCGAACATGAAGGAGCTGGCCGATCAGGCGCAGGCCTCTGGCGCGATTCTCAGCGATGACATGGTGCGGGCCGGAGACTCGGCCGGAGATGCCCTGGGTCGCCTGAGTAACGTCGGAAGTGCCTTGCTTGGGAAGGTGATTATCCCGCTGCTGCCGTACATTGAACGGCTCGCCAACTGGATCGGTGCCAACCTCCCTCCGGCGATCGACAAGGCGACCAGGGCCATGCGTGAGCTGATCACCGTGGGGCTCGCGCTCGACGTGTGGCTGGCTGAAACCGCCGTGTCGATTACCGAAACCGTCGCCGCTGTTCCCGTGCTGGGGCGTGTGTTCGGACAGACGACGGCCGATGTCGCCCATTTCGACAAGATGGCGATCGAGGCTCGGAAGAACCTCCGCGAGTTCGTCGCGCAGGGATCCGAACCCACGAAGGCGTCGCTCCAGGGCGCCATTCCCATGGTCACCGGCTTCAGCGAGGCGATGGGCGAGGCCGGCCGGAAGGCCAAGAAGCTCCATGAGGATCTGAGCATGGTGAGCGGGCTGATCGACCCGCTCACGCAGATGATGATCGAAGGCACGATCGTTATTGACAAGTGGGGTACCGAAAGCCGGGAAGCCGCCCTGTCAATGATCGAGCTGGAAGTGGCGCTCGCTCGAGCGAATCGCCAGCTCGTGCAGATCATGCCGCTCCTGGAGAACACGTTCAGGGCCGACTATCTTGTGCCGTTCAAGGCCGCTGTGAAGGAGAGTGACACCTCCACGCGGAGCTTCTTCGCCAAGCTGATCGACAACTTCAAGGAAGCCGGTATCGGGGCCGGCACGTTCTCGCAGCTCTTCCAGCAGGCGTTCCTCGGAGGCAGCGGGGCGCTTGGGGCGATTCAGGCGTTTGCCACTCAAGGCCTCTCCGCGCTGCTCGGCATGATCCCCGGCGTGGGCATGTTCGTCTCGGCCTTCGCCGGGCCGATTGTCGCCATGATCTCGAAGCTCACCCGGAAGTTTACGGACTTCTTTAGGCGGATCTTCGGCGGCGCGAGCGCGGAGGAAATGGCCGGGCGTGGTGTGGTGGCGGAGTTCGAGTCTCAACTGGAAGACTCCCTCACGGCGGCGCAGGCAGCAGAGGCCGGCACGGACGCGTGGAAGCGCACCGTGATTGCCCTCCGTGACGCCTACCTTGCCGCAGGTCGCACAGAGGAAGAGGCCCTGGCCGACGCCAAGCGGCTGTGGGAGTCATCCAAGCAGGGGGCCGAGGAAGCGGCGCGGGTGATCGAAGAGATCCGCCGCAAGATGCAGGGCCTCACGCAGGACTCGCACGTCATCGACATCGAGTATCGGGTGACGGCTCCGGACGGGGCCGGGCCGATTGACTTCGGGAACCCGGACTATCACCACACGCAGCCAGTGGATCCTGGCTTCGCCTCCGGCACGATGGGCCGTTCCGGCGATTGGTTCAAGGACTTCCGCGGCGGATTCAACACGATGCTCCACGGGGTCGAGGCTGTTCTCACTCCACGCGACGTGCCGTCGTTCGTCCGAGACATGGCGCCGGTCGTGGCTGGTGGAGGCAGCGTCAGTAACAACTACTTCATGGTGGCGATTCCCACGGAGGCCGTGGGGGATCCGAGGCGCATGGCGTCCGCGGTGTTCGAGCAAGTCCCCAGCGGGTTGGAGATTGACAAGGGCGGCATGGCAACGGCCTTCGAGCAACTCGTCCACAACGTGATCCAGACGTATTACCGCCGTGGCTAATCCGCTCCCCCTGATCGGGCTCCCCACGGACGACATGATCCGCACGGGATCGTTGTCCATGACGAACGAGGACACCGACAACCCCGCGTCGAATGCGGCCACGGATAACCCGGCCGTGGTGGCGAAGTCCACGACGAACTCCACCACGTTCACGATCACCACGGTCAGTGGCGTACCGGCGTTCCTGTTCCTGGCGAACTGCAACGCGGAGACCGGCACGTTCAACGGGAACACGATCACCTTCCTCGGCTTGGATCTGGAAGGCCAGAGGCAGCACGCCGTGTTGGATCTGCGTGAACTCGGACTCTCGGCCGGCACCTCATGGACGCTCGTCCTCTCGAAGGCCTCCGGGATCCTGTGGGTGGGCCGGATCGCCCTGTTCGACGCCGTCCAAGAACTGAACGTGAAGTATGGGTTCCAGGTCGGCGCTACACGACCCGGTGAAGTCCGGATCCCTACCCGCGGGGGCGTGATTCTCAAGCACTCGCAAGCCCTCCGAACGCGGTGGGCCGAAGGCGTCGTGGATCTGCAAGAGGACGAAGCCATGCTCGCCGCCTTAGATCTCGGGGCACACGGGGACTTCTACCCGTTCCTGTTCGTGCCTGACGAGGCCGTGGCTGAGGGCTGGTGGGTTCACCAGACGGTGCCGTTTGCCAAGGCCTATCCGACGATCGACGTCCGGGAACACAAGCTCAGATTCGAGGAGTTGGTGAACGGGCCGGTTGACGGGTAATGGCAATCACGCGCGGACAGACGACCGGGAAGCTCCGCACCGCGACTGCGGGATCCTTGGCCGGGAGCATGGGAGGGACGCCGCAGTCCGGTTCCCTTGTGGTCGTCGCCGTCTGGGCGGCTGACGGGATCCACTGGGCCACGGGAGACGTTACCGATAACCAGGGGAACACCTACTACCGGGCGTGCGCGCTCTCCAGGCCAGCGGCCGGATCGTCTGTCGCCATTTACTACGCGGAAGGCGTCGTCTCCTCTGGCACCTTCACGATTACGGTGAACCCGGCCAACCACGGCAACACCGAATTCGTTATGGTGGCGACCGAGTTCTATGGAAGCGTGGCCACGAGGGTGCGTCTTCTTGATCGCACGCACGTCAACGCCGCCTCGGGCACCGCGGTCGCGCTAGGCCCGACGTCCGCGCTCAACATGACTGAGGCCCTCGTCTTCTGTGCCTTCGTGATTGACGTGTCGCAGGCCTCGATCGTGGTGGAATCGGTCAGTCCGTCGTGGACGCAAGAAGCCGAGGAGCTGGACACCGGCACCTATATCGCCGGGGAGGCTGTCTCTCGGGTCGTCTCGGCCGGTGGGGCACAGTCCTGCAACTGGACGGCCGCCAGCAGTTCTCAGTGGATCGCCGTCATGGCGTGCTTCAGCGCCAACTAAATGGCGATCACCAGGGGCACCACGACCGGCAAGCTCTCCACTGTGGCCGCGTCCAGCGTGGCCGGGAACATGGGCTCGACCCCGGCTACGGGTTCGCTGATCGTCGTCCAGTGCTGGGCGTTTGCCGCGTTCTCATGGCAAGCCGGGGACGTCACTGACAACCAGGGGAACACCTATCACCTCGCCTGTGGGATCACGCGCGTTCCGACGAACTCCGGTGCGGCGATCTTCTACGCGGAGAACGTCACCTCCTCCGGCACGTTCACGCTCACGCTGAACCCCCAGAACACCGGCTCCACAGAGATGGTCATGGTCGCCACCGAGTGGTATGGCGACGTGACCGGCCAGACACGGCTCCTCGATCGGGCCTTTACTCAATACGAAACGGACGCTTCTCCGACTGTCGGCCCCACCGACGCGATCTACGGGCAGGACGACGCGGTCGTGGCGGCGTGTTTCGCCATTCTCTCCGGGGAAGCCTCGATCACTGTCGAGTCAGTCTCTCCGTCCTGGACTGAGGACGCCGAGGAACTCGACTTCGGCCTGCACATTCCAGGCGAGGCCGTCTCGAGGGTCGTCACCGGAGGCGGGACGCAGGACTGCACGTGGTCAGTCGCCAGCAGTGCCGGGTGGGTCGCCGCGATGGCGGTCTTCACCGTCTTAGATGTGGAGCCCCCGGAGCCAGGCGGGGGGGAACCCGAAGGCGGAGAACCTGACGAGGACTCGATCCCCACCGGGATCACGCGGATCTTCGCGCTCCTTACCTATGGAGAAGGATCGCCCTACTCCCAGATCAAGCTCACGGAGACGCCGTTCTTCTTCGATCCTCCCTCATGGTATGGCGGCTACGGCTTTCCGTGGCTGCTCGAGGTGGGGACGATTACCCGCGAACTCTCGGACTCCGTGAAGGGGACCGAGGTGGTTGTCAGGTTTGGCGATCCGGACTACTTCTTCCGGACACTCGCCACGACGGAATCCATTGCCGGCGCCACGCTGGAACTGTTCCTCGTGTCTGACACGGTGCGCTATGCCCTCGGGGTGCCGCACCGGAGATTCGCCGGGGTCGTGCATGACCACAAGGCGTTGCCGAATCTCCAGTATGAGCTCGTCGCCAGAGACGTCGTGAGCGAGGAGCTGGGAAGACTCGCGGACGCGCCGGTCATTCCTCCCGGTCGTTTGACGCAGACGATCTTCCCCGGCATGACGGCGGATTACGAGAACAAGGCGATCCCGATTGCCCTCGGGGAGGTGAGCGACGAGTCCGAGATCACCCCGCAAGGCGTGGTGCCGCCGCTGATTGTTGCTCCGTCCATGAACCTCACGACGTTCGGCGGGAGCAACATCGAAGTCGTGGGGGCGATCCTCTCGCACGGAGCCCTAGGGCCGAATGGGTTATTCCAGGGCTACTACAACCCCGTGGATAATCCCTACTCGCGGATCCCGATTCCTGCGAGTGCCGAGGGGACGATCTTGACGTGGCCCGGCGCGGCTGGGTGGAACTTCGTCGGGGTCGCCACGGATTATATCGACTTCCCCTCCACGCCGTCACTCACGCACCGTTATACGCCCGTGTTCTTCCTGGCGTCCGATCCGAACGTTCAGGCGTTTATCGACGGCCGGATCCAGGTCGCGTTCAACGTCTTCGGGGTCACGGACGAACCAGATGGGTCCGGGCTCTACTACGCGGACGCGCCTGATATCTACGCGTTCCTCCTCCGGAACTATCTCTACCCGCCCCACTGGAGGTATGGCGCTTACAACGCCATGCCGAGCTTTCACGGGGGCTATTCGTTCTTGAATAGAACCAGCATGGTGCGGTCTCGGAGTCGGCTGAATTCCTACTTCGGGTCTCCGAACGGGTATCCCGTGGGGTTCCTGCTCGGGAGGGGAGGACAGCAGCAAACCCTGAAGCACGTCCTGACCGAACTCTGCCACGGCGTGCTTATGGAGCAAGGGATCGATAGGCACGGGCGGATCTTGCTCGACGTCGAGGACGTGGACGCCGAGGCCACGCTGAGCCTGAGTGATCTCCTGGATATTCCAGACGGGTTCACCGTGTGGGTGGACAGGGCGAGCTACCGGAACAATGCCGAGGAGGTGCATGGCTACCGCTACTTGCCGGCCGTGGCCCCGCTCCCGGCGCCTCCAGAGGGGGAAGCGCTGCCGGCGGTGAACGTTGGCGAGCATAACGACTGGTCGGCCGTGGTGACGTATCTCCACGACGACGCCATTGCGGCCAACCGTGGGAAGTCTACGCCACCGCTGAAGATCGAAAACTACGTCGTCCGTAATTCGGACGTGGCCCTGAATAGAGTCCAGCGTGAGATCGCCCGACTGGTTGGGCCGAGCCCGAGTTACGACGGCCAGCGTCTCTTCTCGCTCACCACGTCCTGGCAGGCACTTGAGCTCGAACTTGGGGACGTCATTGCCATTGATCACTTCGAGGGCATGGGGGCGGCCGGCTACGTCGGACAGCGCGCCCGCGTGTTGAAGATCACCGACAACCTGCAAGCGGCGACGATCACGCTGGAAGGCCGCGTGCTCTTCTCGGAAGGATCCCCCTCGTGACCACGAACGACCAGCAGTCGGTGAGCCTCAGAGAGTTCTTCGACGAGAAGTTCAAGCGACTGGAAGAGCAGAACGATCTGTCGATTCAGCAGGGCAACGCCATGTTGAAGAAACAGGACGAGACGAACGGGAGAGTGCGGGCGTCAGAGGTGGCGATTGCCGTGCTGCAAGTGGGGGCGACGGCCGGCTATGTCGTGTTCGGTGCGGTCATGGCGTGGTTCTTCTCCAAGCTCCCATGACTCCAGAGACGGTGCAGCAGCTCCGTGCGGATCTGAAGCGCGACGAGGGGCTACGGCTCAAGCCCTATCTGGACACCGTGGGGAAGGTCAGTATCGGATTCGGCCGCAACTTAGACGACCGGGGGATCTCCGAAGACGAGGCCGAGTTTCTGTTAGCCGAAGACGTCAAGCTCGTCTTGAACGATATTCGGCACCTGTTCCCGTGGGTGCTGAACGAAACGCAGAACCGCCAGAGGGCCTTCGCCAATCTGCTGTTCAACCTCGGGGCTACGAAGCTCGGCAAGTTCAAGAACACCCTCGCCCATTGGGCGGCGGGCCAACACCAGAAGGCGGCGGACGGGATCCGCGCGTCCCTCTACGCGAAGCAAGTCGGGGCACGGGCTGAGCGGATCGCCAAGCTCGTGGAGCAGGGGTGAGGCTCGTCGGTGTGGTCCTGGCTCTGGCGCTCGTGGCGTCGTGTGCGAGTGTCAAGAAGAGCCCGGAGTGTCGCAAAGAGAATTGGCCCTGGGCCTTTGGTTGCACCGTCAGAGTGGTTGTCCGTGCCGTGCTTCGATGATCGCGCGCCGTCCTCGCGCCTGCTCATTGAGGCGCACCCGCAGCCGGGGGAGATCGTCCACACCATGGACGTCGCCCTTCCGGAGCTTCCCCGGATGAACGTGCAGCCGTGGGTGCGGGTGCGAACGAATCGCCAGAGCGGAGAGATCCTGTGCTGCGCTGCTGGCCGCGTTATCGACGAGGACGACGGAGCCTGAGTGGCGAACCCAGGACTAGAGGCGGAGACACTAAAGCGGGCCGTGGTGGCGTATCACCAGCACGGCTCCATTACCGAAGCGGCCCGCGCGCTTGGCGTTCCCCGTGGAACATTCGACCACCAATACAGAAAGGCCCTGCAAGCGGGCGTCACGCTCGAACAGACACGAGACTTTGAGTTCGACGAGCTGCCCTCAGAACTGCCAACAGCGGCAGAGCTGATCAAGCTCAGGAAGGCGCAATTCCAGAAGAAGACACAAGCCAAGGAGGCTCGCCACCTCGTGCCGGTGCGGGTGAAGATCTCAGGGCCGTTCGGGCTGGCCCTGCCAGGGGATCCCCACGTTGACGACGACGGCACCGACATTGCGTTGCTCGAGTCGCACGTGGAGATTATCAACCGCGCCGAAGGGCTGCTCGCCGGGAACATTGGCGACTACTCCAACAACTGGATCGGCCGGTTGGCGCGGCTCTACGGCCAACAGGCCACCAGTGCGGCGGAGGCGTGGGTGCTCGTGGAATGGTATGTCCGAGCAGTGCCGTGGCTGTTCCTGCTCGGCGGGAATCACGATCTATGGAGCGGCGACGGCGACCCGATCAAGTGGATGGCGCGTCAGGCCCGCGTGCAGTATGAGGCCAACGGAATGCGGCTCGGCCTGACGCTCCCGAACGGGCGCGTGATCCGGGTGAACGGCCGGCATGACTTTAGCGGGAAGAGCCAGTGGAACACCGCACACGGGCCTGCCAAGGCGGCCCAACTGGGCTGGCGGGATCACGTGCTGGTGTGCGGGCACACGCACCAGAGCGGCTATCAGATCCTCCGGGATCCAGCCAGCGGGTTGATCTCGCACGCGATCCGCGTCGGGAGTTACAAGACGTTCGACCGCTACGCC